GCGAAGGAATCAGCCTCGACAATCAGAGAGAGAAAATCAAAGCATACTGCCAGTTGAATGATCTGCAGCTTACCGAGATCTTGGAAGACCCAGGGAAATCCGGCAAGGATTTGAACCGGGAAGGCATACAGGCCTTGGTGAACGCCGTAAAAGGCCGCAAGGCTGACGCGGTAGTCGTCTACAAACTCGACCGGTTGAGCAGGAGAGTTAAAGACACTCTCACCCTCCTCGATGCGATCGACAAGAAGGCGGTTGCCTTTCACTCAGTTATGGAGAAGATCGATACGCAGAGCGCGACCGGCCGTTTCTTTCTTAACATCATCGCAAGCATGGCCCAGTGGGAACGGGATACCGTGAGCGAGCGGACACGAGACGCCCTGCACCTGAAGATCGTCAGGAACGAGCGGGCCGGGCAGATCCCTTACGGGTACACCCTGGGGAGTGATGGTAACAGCCTGGTTGAGAACAGCCGGGAACAGGAAGCGATACGCCTTATCAAGGAGCTCCACGCGAAGGGGTACAACTACAGCGCCATATGCAGGGAGCTTGCAAGCAAGGGCTACGAGCCGAACGGAAAGCAGTGGCACGCTCAGAGCGTGAAGAACATCCTGAAGAGGGCAGCATGAGCAAGAAAAATTTAAAACACCGAGCGGTGATTGAAATTCAGAGGGGCAAAGACATTTCACAAGAGCCGGAAATGCAGGAATTGAAGGCGATATTTCAGGGCATGGCGAACCAGGAGAGGGAAATGATCGTCGAATATCTTCAGGACACCGAGCAGGACCCACGGCAGACGCCGCGGGAAATCATGACTCAGAGGAGAGCGATCGCGGAGCGAAAACAGATGAGGCTCACAGCAAAGATCGAAAGATACTGCCGACTGAATGGATTAGGGCTCATGGAGATCGTTGTGGATCTACAGAGCAGGCTTGCAACATTGGCGAACGTGGTGGCAATCGTAAGTGAAGGGCTGGTATCGGAAGCCGGTTCGGATACTCGTCTTCCCCTGCCGAGCAGAGAGAAGCTTGCAGATCTTCTTGAAGGCGTGGAGGCAGGGCTGCAGGACCTCGTCAAGGCCGATCGTTGGTTGAGACGAAACAGAATACGAACATAAGGAGGTGATGGCAAGTGAGTATCGAGCTTTTTACACCGAAACAGGTGTCGGAGATCCTGAAGGTCTCTGAAATCACGCTGGCCAAATGGCGCAGCAACAAGACCGGACCCGAGTACGTGAAGATAGGCCGGCTGGTAAAGTACAGGCCCGAGTCGATTGAAGCGTATTTGAAGCAGCACACAGTTGTAAACAACGGATGACAGATCAAATCGAGGAGGATACCATGGCAGGAAAGGCGATAGTGCAGGAAATTGGGAAGGGGGAAACACCGGAGAGGATCCCGGGCGACGTGCGGGTTGAACTTGAGAACATCGCTCGAAAAGTTGAGTATGTGGCCGATACCATATCACACGTCCTGGAGGAAGGAGCTTTGCTTACCGATGGTGCCAAATTCGGGGCTTATTTGATTCTGAGGGACGTGGTGGCTCAGTTGGAAAGCATTTCCGCTGAAGCGCCATGCGCGGCACGATGAAACGTGAGCAGGCGCCTGAGATATGCCCGGCCGATCTGGAGCGCGTCCGGGCCTTCATCGAGAAGTCGCGCTGGGTTTTTGCAAAGACAATGGCCGACCATCCCCATGAATACACGTTGAGGAAAGAAGCGGATGAGGGAGAATTCCTCTTCTTTGTCATATTCATCCGGGAGCACGGGTACCCGGGACGTTTCGGCGGCCGACGCTATACCTATTTGGATGTGGAGGGTTGGCAGTACTGGACTATGGGGGCACCGCTTGCAAATACAATCCTCATTAACAGAGCGCGGAAGTCAGATGGAACGGATGCAGATATGTTGATTGCATCGCCCAACGAATACAGAGAGGAGGAATAAGATGCCTCGGAACGACAGGAGAACAGACCCCCTTATGCACACACTCTTGGACATGCGAACCGTTATTGACATGATGATATGGAGAAAAGTCGACGAGATTAAACCGTTTGCCGCTCAGCTAGGCAAAATCGCGGACAACCTCGAAACGCTTTGGAATGATATATGGGACTCTTTGCCCGAAGATCAGAGAGGAGGAGAAACCGCACAGACGAGGGAGGCAGGATGAATCAAGACGACTTGTTTAGTCCCGTCCGGCGCATCGAGGAGCAGTACCGACGTTCCCTAAACTCTCTTTCTGACGAGTTCATACGGATCGCCAGATCTATACCGATCGCGGACCCTTTCAAGATTGTGGACATCCTCAGGGCGTTCTCAGAAACGAGCTGGTTCGTTGAAACCGCCTATTCCATCGCGTCCCGAATGGTAACAGCCTCGAAGGTAGACAATGCAAATTCGTGGAAAGAGGCTGCCTCTCAATCCTCCAGGGGCAGGATGATCTACGCCGCGTTGCGCTCTGAGGTGCAGGGACCGGTCGGCATGGCGATACGGGATCTCATCGACCAGAACGCGAGGCTCATCTCGACCTTCCCGCTGGATGTCGCCGAGAAGGCAAACCGCTTCATTCTGGAGGAGAGCCAGAAGGGCAGACGTGCGGCCGACATCGCCGACGACCTTATGCACCAGTTTCCCGACGTAGCCCGAGGCAGAATAAAGCTCATCGCCAGGACGGAGGTTTCGAAGGCGTCGACCGCTCTCACCAGGGTGCGCTCAGAGGCCCTGAATTTGCCATGGTACGTCTGGAAGTCAAGCAAAGACGTAAGGGTAAGGCCCTCCCACCGGTTCCTGGCCAAGGAAGGCGGCTGCCTGATACACTGGAACGACCCGCCGCTCCCGGAGGCCCTCATCGGAGTGAAGACAACACTGACGCCCGCCCATGCCGGCGAGTTTCCGAACTGCCGCTGTTATTGTGCTCCAGTCCTCGACCTGGACAACCTACCCTGGGCCCACAGGCTCTACCGGAACGGTTCGGTGCGCATGGTGACCCGCTCGCAGTTCGAAAAGATAGCGGGCACGGACCTCATGACAAGGGGGTTAGGGACGTCATGACACGAGCCGAGAGAGAAAAGATCGCACAGCTCGAGCAGCGCGTTACTGATCTGGAAACGACGGTCAAGGAACTGGCCCAGGGTCTGGACCAGTTCCAAGGCCTTTCGAAAAAGATCGCGGATCTCGAGCGGGAAGTGCAGGAGTTGAAGGCGGGCACCGTGCTGGGTGTGGATCCCGAGAAGACGGCCAAGAAGCTTCTTCCATGGAACGACACGGAGGCTGCAGCAGCTATGAGACGTGGCACGAAGGCAGTAGAGCATTATTTGGCCACACACGGACCCAGAGAATAGGGACGAATGAGAACCGGATATGGAATTCCGAGCTGTGGTATGATGTGAAGCAAGGGATAGGCTCTGCAGGCCGACAAGGCGCTTTCTCCGGCGCCTTCCCCTTGATTCCTCGAGGAGAAACCACTTGGAGAGGTGGAAAAGGGAAATGGAGAGAAAACCGACCAAGCACACACGCCCCTTTATCATAATTCCCCTTGACACAAAATCTCGCCTCAGCCAAGTCATTGCCTTAATGAAGGAAAACCTGCGCAGGGCCCATCTCTGGAAGTTTCGGCCCCGCTCGACTGAAGCAATTATCAAAGACGTCTTCGAAGATCTGAACAAGTATTGGCAAGCCTGGTACGATATGCCCAAAGTCGAGGCGGACCGTTTTGCGGACTTTCTGGCAATCCACAGGGAGAATGACGGCAATGATACTGATGAAGACGTCAGGGTACGTGAGTTGAGGTATCACGTTTTCAGGGAAAGGACACTCTCAGCACTCAGGGACGCGGCGAGCGGGCAACTTTCGTTCTTTCTTGAGGGGCGAGAACTCCTCCAGGGGATGAACGACAGTGAATTGACAAATGGGTGGAAGCGCGAGTATGGCTCCCTATCGCAATATAGAACAAGGAATCTCAGCGAAGTTCTTCTTAAGCCCGGGGAAGCGCTCGAATGGTTCGCCAGAACCAGCACGTACACGGACCTATTGCCCAGCATGCTTTGCGATTGGTTATACGACCAGACGGCAGAGCTGAAGACGGCCGGGGATCCTCGATCGAGTGAGGATGAAGGACGGAAGGCGGAAACCGACCAACAGCCAGATGAAGTTGAGGAAGAAGCGGTAAAAAAAGTGCTGGTGGGCCGAGGAGAAATACAAACCTACATATCAGAGCTAAGCGGAAGGCCTCCGAAAAAGCCGGTCAGTTGGTCAGCGATCAAAAAATGGGCGAAAAGATGGCCCGAATGTCCTATAACTTACGACGCCACGGGTAAGCCCACTGCCACGGAGGCGAAAATTACCTTTTGGTTTAACAAGAACCGGCAAGCAAGCAAGAAGTAAACCCTTTCCACCCTTTTGTAAACCCTTTCAATGCTGAAACGTCAAAGCGACAGGAGTAGACTTGCCTCTAAACAGGAGGTGGGCATGCAGAACGGACTTCGGCGGATCAGATTCAATGACCTCACAGGGCTCGGTCCCTACTGGTTTGAAAAACACAACATCCCAGTAGAACTGCTAAGAGAAGATTCCGGCCGCGTAGTCGGCGAAGTCGAGGCGACAGACGAGGCGTATAGGCTCATGGCGGACTATCAGGCCAATCCGAGCGTACCTCTGCTAGACTTCCTTGCTCATCAACGAAGGCTCAGGGGCAGACTCCTCGACGCGAGGGATGGAAACGGGCATAGGAGGAACGGGAATGGTGGAAAATCAGGCCTATAGCGACCCTTACGCCGTTATCCGCGTTAACAGGACAACCGGTAAACCTTTAAGCTTTGATATCGTTGCCAGCTCTCTCGAGGATCAACTCGTCGTTGAAAAGTGCTTTGATCGGATGCTGAGACCTGGACTCCTTTCGCTTCTCAAGCGGGTGTTCATGCAATGACAGTTTCTCCCCAGTGTGAGAATGGCTTTACCAGGCTGGCCAACGAGATTATTGAAGCCTTAATGAGGACCAACCTTTCAGCTTATCAGAGCCGGATCCTGTGGGCGATATGGCGGGAGACGTATGGGCATCAAAAAAAGCAGGACTGGATTTCGAACAGTCAGCTTGCGGAAATGACCGGCATCAAGAAAGGCCACGTGTCACGGACGATCAAGGAACTTCTTACACGAAACATAGTTACCAAATCAGGTAACAAAATCGGTTTTTGCAAGGACTACACGCAATGGAGAGAGTTACCTAAACTGGTAACTGTTACCAATTCAGGCAACAAAGTTACCTCATCAGGTATCCACAGTTACCTAACCAGGAGGACACAAAAGAAGAAATATATAAAGAAATACATATCGGCTTTCGCCGATGATGCTCCCCCTTCAAACGGCAATGGAAAAATAAAGAGTCTCTTCGCTTACTGGAACTCCCTGGGGATTATCCAACACAGGGAAATTGATAGATTCGAGCGTTCCCTCACTGCTGCCCTCAAGACGTACTCCCCTGAGGAGATCGGCGAGGCGATGAAAAACTACAAGGAGATCCTTGAAAGCCCGGACCACTGGTTCTCGCACCATTGGACTTTATCAGACTTCCTCAGCCGTAAGAACGGCATAGATCAATTCCTCACGGTCAATAAGCCGTTTGACCACTTCAGGAAGGGGCCGAAGCAATGACAGAGATGGCCTATTCCCTCACAGGACCGGACATCTTGAACGTCATCCAGGGCATGACCAGGCAGAAGATTGAGGCGGGCAAAATAGCAGAGGTTTACCACGTGCTGCGCGGATCTTTCACGGGCGAAATGCCAACCGATATCGAGCAGAAGATAAACCAGGTGCTTCTAGGGATCGAGACGAAGGAGCGAAGCCTTTCTGATGAGGTCCGGGAATGGGTGTTGTCGTCATCTGGCGTCTTTTTGTCGTCACTTGTCGTCAAAGAACTGGGTTTGTCGTCACCTGGCGACATAAAGAACCTTTCGAAGGTCCTGGAACGGCTGAGGAAAGAAGGGTTGATTGACCGGCACGGTGATAAACGAGGCTGTTACCGGCTGAGGGAAACCGATCTTCAGGCCATGGACATCATGAAACCTTCGGAGGCCGTGCTCAACATACGTTATCCTCTTTACATCAATGCGCTCTTCGTTACCCTGCCCCGTAACATAATCGTCGTCGCCGGAGAGCCCGATTCCGGCAAGACCGCCTTTCTCCTCAACTTCGTGCAGATGAACATGGAAGACTTCGAGATCCATTACTTCAACAGCGAAATGGGAGAGATGGAACTGAGGAGCAGGCTTTCGAAATTCGGAACACCCGGGCTGCAGGAATTCCAAAAGGTACATTGGTGGGAACGGTCCTCGGACTTCGCCGATGTGGTGAGGCCGGACGCGGTAAACGTGATCGATTTCCTCGAAATTACCGAGGACTTTTGGAAAATAGGTACCTGGATTAAGCAGATCCACGATCGGCTGAAGAAGGGTATAGCCGTCATTGCTATTCAGAAAAAACGGGGTGCGGAGATGGGCAGAGGCGGCCACGTGACGCTTGAAAAGCCGCGCCTTTACCTCAACATGGAACCCGGGAAAGTGAAGATTGTCAAGGGCAAGAATTGGCGGGACGAAGAGAACAACCCGAATGGCCAGGAACTGACCTTCAAGCTCGTTAAGGGGTGCAATTTCAAGATTGAAAGCCTGTGGGCAAAACCTGAACAGGCGGTACCCAAGAAGACCAAATCCTATGGCGCTTTCGTCGCTGAGGAGGCAGTATGACGGGGTTGCAGCAGGCGATCATGGAACTAAAGAAGGATTTCCCGGCGCAATGGCAGCGGGAACGGCGCATCGCTTATCTTGACGGAAGGATTGAAGACCTCCTTGTCGACGCCTTCAAGGAGCTGAGATGCCATGAGGACTATGTGAGGCGGAACAGGCTTGTTGAGATAATCCTTACACGGGAAAGGCTCGATGAGATCATGAAGGAGGTCATGGAGTTGCAGCGCAAGATCCGCTTCTTCCAGGAAGAGGCCAGGGGAAAGCGACCTGGGATCACAGACGCCATGATCGAACGTGCCCGGGCATATCCCTTTTCGCAGCTCTACACGTTCACCAGGAATGCGGGCAAATGTCCCTTCCATGACGACAAAACGCCATCTTTTGTGCTCATGCGGGACAACCGAGCGCATTGTTTCGGCGCTTGCGGGCGCTCCTGGGACACCATCCAGTTTGTGAGGGATCGTGACGGCCTTTCCTTTCCACAGGCCGTTAAGTCATTGCAATGAAAGGAGAATGAGGAATATGGACAAAAGCGGTCGTTACGAAGAAAGCGCGCCGTATGTTCACCATGTTCACTCTAATAAAAAAAGGGAGGCACGCTAATGCCTTCACGCCGGCTTACCCAAGCCGCCATACTCGAAGCCCTCGAAAGGGCCGGTGGCTACATTTCCGAAGCTGCCAAGCTACTGGGCACGAGCTACCATACGCTTTGGACGAGGATCAGCCGAAATCCGGCACTCAAGGAAGCAGCTTCCGACCTTCTCGAACGAAAGATCGACGTGGCCGAATCGAAGCTCATGACGGGCATCAATGCCGGCAACATTGCGGCAATAATCTTCTACCTAAAATGCAAAGCGAAGCACCGCGGCTATGTGGAGCGGGCTAACCCTGACCAATCCAGAAGCCGGGATCACCTGGGCGAAGTTCTGGCAGCCTTCCGGATGGGCCCGGCCAAGCGCGGGGAGTATGTAGATGGCCAAGGGAAACGTTAGCCTTGCCATAATCCCGCCTGAGTGCACCTCGCCCGGTGTCTCTCGTGAGGAAGTCAAAAGGAGAAGCTGAGGCTTGAACACTTCTCCAGAGACCTTCTCATTGACAGCGGCTTTCCCCGTTGGTAGGCTTCCTCAAAAGCAGGAAGGGGGCAAACTCTGTATGGCCGGGTCGATATCGCAATTACCGAACGGGAAGTTCTACGTTAACTGGTATGACAAGAAACTCCGCAAGATATGGAAGATCTACAAGTATAAGGGCCTTCCACTCTACAACCGGGAAATGGCTGATAAGCTGCTTCACTCAATGCAGAATGACGTTGAGAACAATTGTTTTCGCATCGAGAAGTACACTATCGGGGAGACTGACGTTGTACCGTATCTGAGAGAATGGCTTGACGCGATCGACAGCACGATCAGCCCGGCAACCTATAAAGACTATAACAA